GGGTCCCATGCGCGGCGCATACACCCTCCCCACCCACCCCCACTTTCAAACGCAAGCGCCTTGCGGCCTATTTACACACAGGGTCCCATCTGGTATATCAGCGCACATATGGCAAAGAAACCCGGCTTATACGCCAACATCCACGCTAAACGGCAACGAATCGCCGCAGGTTCCCCTGAGCGCATGCGCAAACCGGGGTCCCCCGGCGCTCCGACTGCGAAAGCGTTCCGCGAATCGGCAAAGACTGCTAAGCGCAAGTAAAAATGACCGCTCAGGGGCCCCCGGCTACGCCCGCATCAGGGTCCCCAGACCCTAATTTGGTTAAAAAGCTCAACGAACTTAGTGTTGAGGAGTTAGAGGGTTTGTTAGCGCATGTGAAGTGGGAGCGTAAGCGCCACTCGCATCAGATTCCGCCCACGGGTAATTGGACCATTTGGCTGTTACTAGCAGGACGCGGAGCGGGAAAAACGCGCTGTGCGGCGGAGTGGTTGTGGTGGCAAGCGCAGACGCAGCCTGAAACGCGCTGGTTAGTGAGTGCTCCCACGGCAGCGGACATCCGAGATACGTGTTTTGAGGGTGATTCGGGGTTGATTAGCGTGATTCCGGAGCGAATCATCAAGGAATACAACCGATCACTCTCGGAAATCATTCTCAAGAACGGGTCCTTGATCAAAGGCATCAGTGCGGAAACACCCGATCGGCTACGCGGTGGTCAGTGGCACGGCGCATGGTGCGACGAATTGGCGGCGTGGCAGTATGATCAAGAGGCGTGGGACATGATTATGTTCGCGCTGCGCCTTGGAAAGCACCCGAGAATCGTGGCGACGACGACTCCGAAGCCCAAAGCGTTGATTCGGGAGCTGATTGAGCGTGATGGCGACGATGTTCACGTTACGAGGGCATCGACATACGAAAATATCGCCAATTTGGCCCCGACTTTTCAGTCTCAGCTGCTGAAATTTGAGGGAACGACGCTTGGACGGCAGGAAATTCACGCTGAAGTGCTGAATCCTGAGGAGCAGGGGATCATTAAGCGCAACTGGATCAAGTTGTGGCCTGCGAAAAAGCCCTTGCCGGTGTTTGAGCACATCGTGATGAGCATGGATACGGCGTTTACGGAGCAAACACGCGACAAAAAGACCTCCGATGCCGACCCCTCAGCGTGTGTGGTACTGGGTTTGTTTTATCAAGATGAAAAGCCCAACATCATGCTGCTTGATTGTTGGGAAGATCGACTGGGAATGCCCGATTTGATCAAGCGCGTGCACAAAGAGCGCGAGGTCTACTACGGCGACGACAGCCAAAGACCGCTCATCAAACCGCTGATTGGTCCCAATCGGCAGATGGGCACCGGAAGAAAGCCCGATACCATCGTGATTGAAGATAAGGGCAGCGGAATCTCACTCCGGCAGATGCTGGCGCGAGAAAACATCTTGGCGCATGCGTATAACCCGGGAAAGGCAAGCAAATTAACGCGGTTGCACATGGTCTCGCACTTGTTTGCGAGCGGGATGGTGTGGTTTGTCGAGTCCGAGAAGCGCAAGGGGCAGGTGCGTTCGTGGGCAGAGCCGTTGCTCTATCAACTCTGCGCCTTTAGCGGCGAAGGCAGCATTCGGCATGACGATTTGATGGACGCTTGCACCCAAGGTTTACGTTTCCTTGCGGACAAGGATATGATAAGCGTGAGTAAGCCTAAGCCGTTGCAGCCGAGGCTCATTGTTAATTCCCGTCCGAGGATGAACCCTTATGGCGTCTGAGAACGAGCCGCTTGAAGAAGCCCAAGAAGAATTGGGTGAGATGCTGGAACTACCTGAGGATGAGATTGCCGAGGTAGAGGACACCGAAGACGGCGGCGCGATTGTGCGCTTGGAGGATGAGGAATCGTCTCCGGCTGCGGAGTCGGAGTTTTACGCGAACCTTGCTGAGAAGCTGCCTGAGTCCGAGATGGACACCATCTCTCAAGATTTGCTTGGGCAGATTGCCAAGGACAAGGAAGCGCGATCTAAGCGTGATGAGCAGTATGAAGAAGGACTTCGACGGACGGGACTTGGAGATGATGCACCGGGCGGCGCTTCGTTTCAGGGCGCAAGTAAAGTCGTGCACCCGATGCTCACAGAGGTCTGCGTGGACTTCTCCGCCCGAGCTGTCAAAGAGCTTTTCCCTCCTGAGGGTCCTGCAAAGGATTACATCTTTGGTACCCCAACGCCTGAAAAAGTAGCCAAGGCGGAGCGTAAGACCAAATATCTCAATTGGCAGTTGACGCAGCAGATGCCGGAGTTCCGTGCGGAGCTGGAGCAGTTGCTGACTCAGGTACCGCTCGGTGGCGCTCAGTATTTGAAATTGAGTTGGGATTCCAACAAGCGTCGTCCGGTTCCGCTTTTCATTGCGATTGATGACATTTACCTGCCCTTTGCGGCGACGAACTTTTACTCGGCGGAGCGCAAGACGCACGTTCAGTACGTGACGGAGATTGAGTATCTCCAGCGCGTGCGTTCGGGAATGTATCGGGATGTCGATCTTCCGATGGCATCGGTGGAACCTGAGTATTCCAAATCCGAAACTGCCAACAACAAGATTGAAGGTCGCGATTCCAACGCCTACAACGACGATGGGCTGCGAACGATCTTTGAGATTTACGTCATTGCCGATTTGGAAGATGAGTACGGTTTGGCTCCGTACATCGTATCGGTAGACAAAATCACCGGCAAAGTCTTGAGCATCTATCGCAACTGGCGTGAAGAAGACGACACGCTGGAAGAGATGCAGTGGATCATTGAGTTCCCGTTCGTCCCGTGGCGCGGGGCGTATCCGATTGGCATCCCGCAGATGATTGGCGGTATTTCCGCAGCGGCAACGGGTGCACTACGAGCGCTATTGGATTCGGCGCACATTGCCAACTTCCCCGGCATGCTGAAGCTCAAGGGCGGACGCGAAGGCGGTCAGTCCGAGCGCATTGATCCGACCGAGGTTAAGGAGATCGAAGGCGGCGCGTTTAGCGATGACATTCGCAAGATTGCGATGCCGATTCCGTTCAATCAGCCCTCGCAGACTTTGATGGCGTTGCTTGGCTTCTTGGTCGAAGCCGGTAAGGGCGTTGTTCGCACCACTCTTGAAGACATTGCCGATAATCAAGGCAACATGCCGGTCGGTACTCAACTTGCTCGTATTGAGCAAGGCATGGCGGTGTTTAGTGCAATTCATGCGCGACTGCATGACGCGATGGGTCGCACGCTTAAAGTGTTGCATCGGCTCAACCAGATGTATCTGGAGGACGAGGAGGTCAAGGACGAGACGGGCGAGTTGCTCGTTAAGCGATCTGACTTTGACGGCCCGATGGATGTGGTGCCGGTATCAGACCCGAACATCTTCTCCGAAGCCCAGCGTTACGCTCAGGTCCAAGCAGTTGCGCAGCGTGCGTTGGCACTGCCTCAAGTCTATGACATTCGCAAAGTTGAAGAGCGCATTCTGAAACAACTGCGTGTACCCAACGCAAAAGAACTGTTGTTGCCCGCTCCAACACCCAAGGAGTTGAATGCTGTCAATGAAAACGTTGCTGCGTCTCTTGGGCGTCCGGTATCGGCGTTCCCAGAACAAGATCATCTTGCGCACTTACAGGTGCACTTGGATTATCTCACGAGTCCCGTTCTGGGTTCTTCTATGCTCATGTCGGGAACGTTTATCCCCGCGATTCTTAATCACATCAAGGAGCATATCGCTCTTTGGTACGCAAACCATGTCTTTGAAGTGGCATCAAGTGCCGCAGGTACGGACATATCTGAATTTCAGAAGATAAACGATACGGATGTGAAGAAAGGCTTTGACCAGATGTTGGCAGCGGCATCGCAGCGTGTGGTGCCTGACGCTACACGGGCATTTGGCGCGATTCCGCAAATTGTCCAGCAGGCAATTGGTATGCTCCAACAGATGCAGGGCATGAATGCGCCGCAAGACCCGCGTGTGCAAGCGCAGATGGCCGAGGTGCAGCGCAAGGCCGCTGCCGATCAAGCCAACATTCAGGTCAAACAAGCCGAGTTGCAGCTTGCGCAAGCCAAACTTCAGCGCGAGGAAGTTCAAACTCAGCAACGCCAGCAGGACAATTTGCGTCGCGAAGCGCTCAAGCAGGATCGTTTGGACAAGCGTCAGTCGGCGGAACTCAATGTCAAGTTGGTCACGAACCGCGAAGACAACCAGACGGCCAAGGAAATTGCCGCCATGGAAGCGGTCACGGGCGAGAAGGTTGGTGTTTCAACAGGTACGGGT